CTTCCGTTTGTCTGTATTCCTGTACAATCGTTTATAGTTATCCAATCTCCGAACTGTGAACCACCTGGTAAATAGTAGATAGTATGCTCGATATATCTGTCGCAATTGCAATTAGGTGGGGGAGTTGTTGGCTCTATTGGTTCGTCTTTACATGCGCTTAACGCTAGTATTAAAATTATCCCTGCTATGTATCCTTGTAATTTATTCATAATGTTTATTTATAAGTATTTAACACCGCTTTAAGTTCGTCTAGTTTCTTTGCAAAGCTACAACCTGTACAGCCTGATATTGTTTTTAGATTAAATACCCTTTGATAAATTACCTGTAACCTAGATACATCTTCACCTGATACTTTACCGTTTGCGAACAAGTTTAAACCACTCATATAGTTATACTCTTCAACTGTCAAGCATTCAACTTTCTTTTTATTCTTTAGTACTGCAATAGTATTAAGAACCTCTTTACGCTTATCGCATCCGCAGTCTTTACCTTCAGGAGTAAACCTTTCTACTATTGCCTTGACACCTGTTACCTTTGCAATCTTCTCTACAAGGTCTCCCGCTCCGAGAGTTGTTATAATCGTTGGGCTTGCTTCGTGCTTTGCTTTCAAGTCTTCTTGTGCGATCCCTTCAATGAATCCATCAGCGAACTCTTGCATGTCTGCTATGTCGTTTGCTTGAATGTCTTGAGTCTTCTTCCATTCTTTGAACTCGTTAGTTCTTTTGTCTAGTGCTTCGTAGTACTCTTTATTTTTTAACATCCTTCTTTGTTTTTAGTGCGTTCTCAAACTTCTCTATTCCTTGCAAGTCCATTTCCTTAAATACAACGTGACCTAGGTGAATCCACGCGTCAAATAGGTTAGTGTCGTCCTCCTTCATTGTCTCTAGTAGTGCTACTAGGCGTAAGTCCTTTTGGTTTATTAACCATGCTTTAGTCTCTTTCATATTAATTCGTATTGTTCGTTATTAAAATCTTCTAGGTCTTCCCGGATCTCATCTCTTAGATACTCCTTACATTGTTTCATTGTGTTGAATATGCTAGAGGTGCTTATCTTTGTAGCAGCATGTAACCCTCGATAACTCATATCTGAATAGACATACTGATTGAATAGTTCCTTATTGTAAGGATACTTTAACGGGTCGTCCAACTCATCTATCTTTAACAATAGTTTATTTATCATCTCATGAAATGCTTCTTCTTTTTCACAGTCGTGTTGCTGATACTCTATAATTGACAGGAAACGCCCATCGTTATAATCTCCCGCGTTTAACACAGCATTATCTATAACGTCCAAAGATTGAACATTGAACTTTTTACCTTCTCTCCTGTAATCAATGCAAAGATTGTAAAGAATGCGCCACACATAATGTTTGTTTACTTTCCCGTTTGTTATACATTTATCTGCGCTTGCGTACTTGTGTAGTTTTAAATACATCTCCTGCACTATATCCTCGGCTTGGGTTGTTACTCCCATTCCTTTAACGTATCCAATGTAAACTGTGTGATGCTTTGCTACTTGTCCTAACCAATCCATACCTTTATAACTGTTTATTGTTGTTAATGTTTAAGATAAAGATTTAAGCATGTCTTTTTCTTCTGTTAATTCAAAACCATAAAAACTACTTTCGATTGAGTCATGGGTGACATAGTATATAACTCTTTCCTCTCTAATCATAAACCCCGTGACCTGTCTTTCGTATTGGTCGTTATCTGTTTTACTGTAAACCATTTGTCCTATTTCAAACTTTATACTTATTTTTTTTATCTTCATGTTATTAATGTTTAATCGTTGATTGCAGAGAAGTGTCTAAGAAACTCATCTTGGTCTACTCTATTCACCATAAAGTTATCTTGTAGATCTGTAAGATAAACTACTGTATGGTATCCTTCTTTCTTTAAGTATTCCATTGTAACCTCTGCAAGGTCTACCATGTTCTTGTGATAATCTACTACGTAATATTCTTGTTCCATTATCTTCTTTTTGCGTTTGGCATTCCTCTCTTTAATCTATCGTAACCCTCTAGCAAACTAAGGAGGTCATCTTTTAGTTTCAATGCTCTGTGGCAGTTCCTAGGGTCTTTAGTTTGCTTAATCAGTACGACTGTATTTGCTGAGTACTTATGTAAATCTTGAATAAACCCAACCGCAGATTCGCAACTGCAATTGGGCTTAGATATGATAGCTAGGTAAATGTCCTCCGTAGTCACTAGAAAGGTAAATCGTCGTCCTCGTTAGTAGTTGCCATCTCAGAGCTTAACGGTGTATTCTCTACCTTGTTACATTGCCAATGGTTTAAGCTGTTGTAAATCTTATCGTTGTATTCTTGACCTCGAATTGTAAACTCGACCTCTACAACGTCACCTACTTTATTAAACTTCTTAAAGTTCTCAATGTGTTCTGCGTACTCGGCTTTTTTGTACATTCCGAAGTTATGTTTCGTTACATAACCGTTATCAGACGTTGCGTCTACAATGTAATCTAATACACTTGCGCCGTTGTCTAATTGCTTTACTTCTCCTATCGCTGTGATAGTACCCTTTACTTTGTAATTCATCTTTGCTTTATTTGTTTATAATAATTACGTGCAAGATACACTTTCTCTTTCATATCTGCAACATCTTTTTTAGTTAATTCTACTTTAAATGATTTAACTCGCTTATCCGTTGGTATCTTACTGATGTCAAAATACACTCTGACCTCTGCTTCTGTTTCAATACTCACTTCGCCAAGTTCTCCACGTTTCCAACTTACTCTACGCATTTCGTCAAGTATTAAATCTTCAGGGGTTGGAACTAAACAGTAAACTAAATAGCCTTCGGTGTGTCCTGTTAACCACATATAGGCTTTTAACTGCCATTCGTAAAGGCTATTCTTTAACTCAGCATCAAAGAAAGGAAACGTTGCAGCACTCCAAGAGCTTTTAACGTCTATTAATACTTCATCGTTGCAAACGTCTGGCGTTCCTGTTAGGAATTCGTTCTCGAAGTATTCATCATTCTTAACTAGGTCGGGCTGATCCAAATAAATACCCGCTAACTCAATAGCTAAATCTTCTACTTCGTTACCTTTATCTAGGTATTTAGAGTTAATCTCTTGTCGTACTCCAAACTCGTGGTACATAAACAGCTCTTTAACGTAGGTCTTCGCTCCTGTACTTAACGTTGGCGGTGCGTTACGTTTTAACTCTAGCTTATCACGCAGCTTTGCCTGTGTCTCTGTTAGCTTAATCAAACCTAGCAACCTATCCAACTCGATAGATTGCTTCTCTGTGATTGTGCTTGCGTTGTCCGATGTCATTATTTTACCAAGGGAAGATGCTCTAATTTTTAACTTCATCTATCCTAATGTTTTAATTTGTTCTGCACTTAACTTGTAAGAGGCTTTAATCTTCTCTTTGGTATAAGTTGCCTTGCCTGTTGCTAAAGCGTCTATAATCGTTTTAAACTGTGCATCTGATAAGGTAGACAGTTCCTTATACTTGCTTACCATTTGTTCAAAATACTTTGTATCATCAAACTTACCCATGAATATATCTGCTGAGAATCCTAGTTTTGAAAGCGCTTTTGTTAGCGTATCTGTTTCTACCTTCTTTGCAAAGTCGTCGTCTATCTTTGTCATTGCTCCGTCACGGAAAAGTTGTACAGAGTTCACTATTTGAAATTCTCCAAATGGATGAAAAAACACAGCTTTAAATACTATCATTCCGATATCTTTCAGAGTGTAATCAAACCCCATAGATTTAAAACCCCATGTTGAACCATAAATACCAAACTCTTCAGTTGCCATTTTTATCTGAAACTGTGGAGATATACTTGTTATCTTGTTTCCTTTTACGTTTGCTTTTTTTGTGTAGTTTGGATTGGTTTCTTGAACCTTGTTCCATAAATGCAGAGTATTACTTCTCGGTAATTCATCGCGCATTGATTGCGTTTGCTCTAGTCCTTCCATAAATCTTTCTTTTTTCTCGTCCATAATATTAATTTTTAACTGTTTCTAATCCTTTTACTAACTTAATTGCAGCAGCAAAATTATCGCCTTTGTTCTTGTCGTTTGCTCTGTACACTTCTTGTGTAATCCTTCTAGTTAGCAAATCTTCAAGGTGCTTGTATGGTTTAAAGCCATTTAACCCCTGTATGAAACATGAATACTCATCACCCTTTTTAACTATTCCCGAAGTCATAAACAACACACCTAAAGCACAAAAACAATCATTCCTGTAAAGGTCTCCGTTATCTATTTTCTTATACTCACCGCTTTCCATCCCTGCAATCCAATCGTTTTTAATCTTTTCTGTAAATTCCATAATTATTAATTTTTATCTAAGTTAATCATTTATTTTAAAATTGCTAACAGTTGCTAAGAAACATTAAAACGGTTTCCTAGCTTGGTGTTAGGCACAATTAAAAAAGATGCCTAACACGTTGTATAAATCATTTTTTTAACTCGTTTTGTAAGTGCCTCAAAAGCCTTTCTCCATCTTCAATGTTTTCATCCCATCCCTCTTGAAATTCTCCGTTAAGTTCTTTTGTTGCTTCAAGCAATTCTTTTACTATTTCAATTTGTTCTTGTAATTTCATTTCGTTTTATTTAACCGTTAAAAAATCAATTCATACAACCATCCGTTAGGCTTAATACTACTTTTCTACTCCTAAGAAACGTTTTGCCTTATAAATGATATTAGGTGTTAGTCCACAATAAGGGTCAACCCAAAAGAAGTTTTCTCTTTGCCAAAGCAACATATCACTGTCGTCATCAAATATTACATATAATACTTTACTCATTTTATTGTTAAGAATACCTTTGTTTGTTTCTAACCAAGCCTTTATTTCGTTTCCTCTCGGTACAGAATAAACATATCCTTCAAGTCCTGTAAATCTCAAACAAGGTGTTAAACCTATTATTTCACCAACAAAACCTTTATCTTCTAACATTATTTGTAATTCTTCCTTTGTGTGGTTTTTTCGCCAACTACTGCTTATTACAACCTTCGCCTTAGTTTCTTTAATTAAGTCGTTTAATAAATCAACTCTTGTTTCGTCAATCATAGACCGATTATATTCTAAATCGGTATCTATTACTTTCTTGTTCTTTTGGTTCTTAAACCAAAGTTGATGATTTAAAACACCATCTATATCTAAAAAAATTATCTTCATTTTATTTCGTTTTTAATTTAACCGTACATAAGCCTAACAATATGTAAAATTCATATTTGCCGAAAAGGCAAAAACGAAATCTTACACGAGACGTTAGCGTGAATACAACCAATCGAATACAGATTTATCACGTCTTAAATCAGTGTCTAATTTCAGTTGAATGAAT